AAAAATATTTTTATTAATCTCTTTGAAAAAGTAAGTAATTTAAAAATAAAAGAATGTAATACTTTTTTTAGAAAAATTCTCACAGAAGAAATGGAAAAATCCCCTTTGGCTAAATACGGAGTTCAACCCCACAGAGATAATGAAGCTGATAACATATGGGATGTAGCAGGGGTTGTTTATTTTAACTCTTTTAGTTTGGACGATGGAACAAGACTTTTTTCTTATTCAGGTCAAAACGAACCTGATATTATAGTTGGTGCAAAACCAAATAGAATAGTTTGGTATGATGCTAATTTACTTCATTCTCCAGGTCATGATTTTCTGACCCCTGAAAGAATTATACAGCCTTTTTTTATTAGATTAATAAAATAATGTCCAATGAGTTTATTAAGTACATCTAAACTAATCAATTTTAAAAGTAATAAAAAAAATAATTTTTTTGCACCTGAATGGGATTATTACATTATTGAAAGCGTCATACAAAAAGTAGACTTCAAAAAACTGAAAAATTTATTTTTAAGTAAAGAATCGGAAATATTAAAATTACCAATTATAGACGAAGCAAAAAGTGATGCTTATACAGGGCTAGGCTTAAATAATACTCACGCAAGATATTCTCAATATAATATATTTACTTGGAGAGATAATGAGATCGAAAAAATTAAAAAATCAATTATTGAATTACATAACAAGCTATTAAATTACTTAAAACTTGAAATACCTAATAATTTGTACGCTCAATGTTGGGTAAATATAATGAGAAAAAATGAAGAAATAAAACCACATTTACACGGACTTTGCCCCGATACTTATTTAGGGGGAACCATATGTGTTCAAGCCAGTAATACTGATACTATATACATGAATGCCGTCAATCAAATTAACGATCCTGAATTGTATATTAGCAAAAATGAAACTGGCAAAATTAGTATTTTTCAAGGCTGTTTACCCCATTATACAAGTAAACACAAAGACGATGAAGAAAGAATTACGATAGCTTTTGATCTATCTTTGATACAAAGAAATTCCAATTTTATTAGTATTCTTTAAATACCTGCTTGGTTTAAATCCCAACTTAGATGGTATATAATATAGCCATGCCATTAGCAAAAGTAAACATAGCACCAGGATTTGACAAACAATCTACACCTTCAGATGCAGAGGGTAGATGGGTTGATGGTGATAATGTGAGGTTTAGATATGGTGAACCTGAAAAAATAGGTGGCTGGTCGGCTCTTGTAAATGAAAAATTAGTAGGGTCTGCTAGAGCACAACATGTTTGGGCAGATACAAATGGTAAAAGATACGCAGCTATTGGTACAGATAAAGTTTTAATTATTTATTATGCGGGTGCCTTTTATGATATTACTCCTTTAGAGACAGACAACTACTCTACAGGCGCAAACATAACAACGACTAACGCATCAGCAACAGTCACAATTACAACAAGTGCCTCTCATAACCTTGAAGTCGGAGAAATTACAACATTTGCTAACGCAGGATCATTCAACGCAAGTCAAACAGGTTATACGTCTACAAGTTTTGACGATCTATTGTTCGAGGTACAGTCCGTACCTACAACCACTACATTTACGATTACCATGCCTTCAGCAGAAACAGGTTCAGGAACAACGAACAACGGAACACTAGATGTACGACCCTATGAACCAATTGGACCATTAAATCAAACTTATGGATATGGTTGGGGTACTTATCTTTATGGAGGAAGATCGGTTGCAGCTACCACTACTACAATTAACAATGGTGGTGTGATGTTAGTTGGTGCAAACTCAGTCGTTTTAACTAGTACAGCAAACTTACCTTTAACTAACGGTAAATTAAGAATTGGCTCTGAAGATATGAGCTACACGACAAACACAACTGGGACAAACACAATTAGCGGTATCTCTCGTGGTATAAACGGTACAACGGCAGCAGAACATGCTAACGGATCTACTGTAACTGATATTACAGATTGGGTTGGATGGGGCGATGCCTCTTCTTCTAGCACAGTAACAATTGACCCTGCAAACTGGTCTTTAGATAATTTTGGAGATATATTGGTTGCTACAATTCACAATGGAAGAACTTTTACTTGGGATCCCTCATCCACTAGCGCTTTACAGACAAGAGCAACTGTTGGTACTGGAATGCCAACTAAATCTGTTATGACAATAGTGTCTGATAGAGACAGACACTTATTTCATTTAGGAACAGAAACGACTATAGGAACAGCCACATCGCAAGACAAAATGTTTATTAGATTTTCTGATCAAGAAAGTTTAAGTGATTACACGCCAACATCAACAAACACAGCAGGAACATTTAGATTAGATGATGGCACAAGTATAGTTGGAGCTATCAAAGGTAAGGATTATATTTTAGTTTTAACTGATACTGCTGCGTATGAGATGCAATTCGTAGGGCCCCCTTTTACATTTTCAATAAGAAAGGTTGGATCAAACAATGGTCTTTTAGGTCAACACGCAGGAATTTTTGCTAATGGTGCTGTTTATTGGATGGGAAAAACAGGTGGCTTTTATATGTACGATGGTACCGTAAAATCTTTACCTTGTTTGGTAGAAGACTTTGTATTTACCACTGATGGAAACAATCCAGGTATAAATTATAATTCAGGTCAATTGGTATTTGGTGGCATTAACGAGTTATATTCAGAAATAAACTGGTTCTACCCTACTGCTGGTTCAACTGTAACTGATAGAGTTGTGACTTATAATTTTGATGAAAACGTTTGGACAACAGGAACTTTAGATAGAACTACTTGGGTAGGTTCAACAGTTTATGAACAGCCTTACGCAACAGATTACAATGCATCAGATGCCCCTACATTCCCAGTTGTAAATGGAGTATCTAATGGTGCCTCAATTTATTATCAACATGAAGTTGGAGTCAATCAGGCTAATGGGGATGGCACAACAACAGCTATACCATCTTTTATTAAATCAGGTGAGTTTGATTTAAATGGTAATTCAGGCGTTCCAGGAGACGGAGAATATTTAATGAGCATAAGTAGATTCTTACCTGACTTTAAAAGAATAAGTGGTAACGCAAAAGTTACAATATTTGTAAATTCATTTCCGCAAGGATCAACAGCTACTTCAAGTCCATTAGGACCTTTTACAGTAAGTAGTTCAACAAGTAAAATAAACACAAGAGCCAGAGCTAGATTAGCTGCTGTGCAAATAGAAAATGAAAGTGTTGATGAAAGTTGGAGATATGGAGCTTTTAGATTTGATGTGCGTGTAGATGGAAGAAGATAATGGCTAAAATCACAATACAGATACCTGAACCAAAATCTCAATACTCGCAAGAAGACCAAAGACAAATATTACAGGCTTTTAGAACTTTACAGTCTCAGTTGAACTTTGCATACGAGAATGATATAAAAAACGACATTAATGCATTTAACTATTTTTTATCATAATGACCGTACAATATAAAAACCAAGGTATAAATTTAACCACAACAGACACAGCCTCTGTTTTGACATGTCCTACAAGTGCTACTTTTTTAATAAAACAAGTGCAAGTAGATAACTCTAGTGGCGGTCCAGTAAATTTATCAGTGCAAGTAACAGATACCTCTGCTTCAGCCACCTATTCTATTTCAAGAAAAGCTATTGCTGCTAATACTGTTTCAAATATAATTACTCAAACATTGATTTTAGAGGGCGGTGATATTTTAAAAATGACAGCAGGCACTGCTAATGAAATACAAGGTATTATATCCTACGCACAATTAGACAGATCTCAAGAAAATGGGTAAGAAAAAACCACTTTTTGGAGTAAACAACTATCACAAACGAACGCCTAAAAAACGTCCTGGAAAGCATGCGAAAAGCTACAGCAAAAGGATTCCTAGACGTAAGAAATATATTGGACAGGGTAGGTAACTATTCATTTATGAGAATACTTGGAGTAAATATTTCACATAATCCTTCTATATGTGTTTATGAAAACGGTAAAGTTAAAAAATTTTATAATGAAGAACGTTTTATATTGAAGAAAAATATACAACTTAACGAGCCTTTTGAACTTTTTCAATCAATACATCAAAAAATAAATTTTAAAATAGATACAGTTTGTTACGCATCTTTTGGCAGAAACAGAGTTTATAACCCTTTATCTGACAATGACATAATCAACACATTACAAAAACAACTTAATTTTCCTAATTATTATTTTAATGAAAGGGAACATCACTTATACCATGCTGTCTCATCTTTTTATTTTAGTGAATTTGATGAGGCTGTTGCGATAGTTGTAGATGGAGGAGGAGCGTGTAAATTTTTCATTCCTTATGAAGAGATTGAGTCTATATATTTAATTAATAACAAAAAAGTTTTACCAGTTTATAAACATCAAACTAATGAAAGAGCAAGTTTTGATGCTGAAAATGTAGTTTCGTTTGAATCTTTTGAGTACAAACATGGTTATCTTAATAAATTTTCTAATAAACTTATGGGAGGTTCTCTTTTTTCATCTACTTGTAAAAAAACTGGTTTTGATGGTGATGACGCGGGTAAACTAATGGGTTTAGCATCTTATGCAAACTGCGATAAAAAATATGATTTAGACTATGATAAAGTAAACGCAGCACAAGAAACACAACAAAAAACTTTTAATGATACATGCTTGTTGATAGATAGAGCAAAAGGATATAGTAAGAATATTTTGTTATCTGGTGGTTATTTTTTAAACTGTTCTAATAATTTTAAATATGTAAAAAAATATCCAGAGCTTAATTTTTTTGTTGATCCCATACCACACGATCCTGGGACAGCCATAGGAGCAGCAATTTATTATGATAATTATAAAAGAAGAATATAAAGCAGTAGAAGTATTACTTAGTCAAAAACCATTGGTATTGTTTTATGGCGATAGTGAGTGGGGGGCAAGAGCATTAGGCCATAGATCTATTTTGTTTGATGCTAGAAATAAAGATGCAAAAAATATTGTAAACAAATTGAAAAAAAGGGAATGGTGGAGACCTCTAGCAGGAACAGTATTATTAGAATATGCACATGAATATTTTGATTTAGCCACTCTTAAAGAAAGTCCACATATGTCTTTTGCGGTAGATGCTAAAGAAAAGGCTAAAACAGAAGTGCCTTCAATTGTACATGTAGATAATACTTGCAGAATACAAACTTTAACAAAAAAACAAAACAAGCCTTTTTACAATTTAATAAAGCATTTTTACGACAAAACTGGCGTTCCTATGTTGTTAAATACATCGTTTAATTTAGCTGGCTATCCAATTGTAGAGGACGAATTGCATTTAAAATTAACAGTGTTAAATTCTGAATTTAAAAGTGTTTACATTCCACAATAAAATAATTATAAGTAAAGTATGACTGTATATCAAAAAATTAAATGTAAAACTAAAACAATCTATAGAAGTATTAAAACTAATAAAAGATATGAAACTGAAGAGGCTTTTTTAAAAGAACATCCTAAAGAGGATTTAGCAACTGATGTTGAAGTGCTAGTTCCTGATCTTCCGATGTTTAGTAAAACAAAAACATGAAACCTTTAGGTGGAACAGAACTACAGCATAAATTTTTAGAACAATACGTTTCTAAAGATTTATTAGATAAGTTTCAAATTTGTACATCTGTGCCTGGTAAAGTTCCTTTATCTAAAAATAAAATAAACGTGCTATGGCAAAAAATGGCACCTGATCAACCACACTTTCAAGAATTTTTTAAAGATGAAGAAAAAATAAAACAATATGATTATTACGTATTCAACAGTCATTGGAATTATGAACAGTTTAGAAAAACATTTTCTTTACCTGAACACCGTTGCACAGTAATTAAAAACGGTATACCTGATATTAAAAAAAGAGATCCTGAACCAAGAAGAGATAAAATAAAATTAATATACCACCCTACTCCATGGAGAGGTCTGTCTGTATTATTAGGTGCTATGCAATTAGTAAATAATCCAAATGTAATTTTAGATGTATATAGTAGCACGCAAATTTATGGCGATGATTTTAAAAAACAAAACGATCATTCGTATAAAGATTTATATGACCAAGCTGAAAAGTTACCGAATGTAAATTTAATTGGGTACAAACCTAACGAATATATATTAGACAATCTTCATACTTACGATGCTTTTGTATATCCTAACATATGGGAAGAAACATTTTGTATATCAGCTCTTGAATCATTAGCTTGTGGTCTGTACGTAGCAACAACGGACAACGGAGCACTATATGAAACTTGTTCAGAGTTTCCAATTTACATTCCCTATGATAAAAACTGGGAAAACCTTGCAAAACAATTTGCAGCAGTGATAGATGGAGTAGCTCACCAAATTAATACATCTGGTTGTAAAAACCATCTAAAATTTCAACAAGAATTTTTTAATCATTTCTATAACTGGAAAACTATAGCAGGCCATTGGACTGGTTTCTTACAAGGAGCATTACAAAATGCAAGACCATAGTAAACCTATTTGGTTTGATAAACCGAAAGATAAGCCTATAAAATATCAAGAATTAAAACCAAAAAAATTTTCTATATTTGTAGCAACTCCATGTCATAGTGAGGTATCATTACATTACTTTCAGGCTTGTTTAGAATTTCAAAAACATTGTATTAAAAATAACGTATTGTGTTGTTTTCAAGTAATGAAATCATCATTAGTTACACAAGGTCGAAATCTTTGTGTTTCTAGTTTTATGGAAAGTGGAAGCTCTCATTTATTGTTTATAGATTCTGATATTGATTTTACTTCAGAATCAATATTTAAAATGATATCTGCTGATAAAGATGTTATTTCAGTTCCTTATCCTTTAAAAACTTTAAATTGGGAACAAGGATGGAAAAAAATTAAGGAGGGTAAAATTAAGAATGAACATGATTTACAATATAAAGCTTTATATCAATATCCCATGAAGCTACCCAACGAAAAAGATATTACAATCGAAAACGGAGTAATAGAGGTAACTCA